ACTGGGGCATATATGTTAACTGGTACGTTAGGCGGAACTAAAGTAGAACAAACAGTTGACAAAATACTAACCCCACTATATGCTAATTTTCCTTGTGACTTTAGTAGTTTAGAAAATAGCTGGAAAAGTTTTTTGCCTTACGCTGGGTTTAGTGACTTTATGTCCTACGAGGTAGTTACTGATTTACGCCATACTAAATGGCTAGAAAAAGCCCCTGACATAATGACTTGGGCTAATCCTGGACCAGGAGCAATGAGAGGGTTAAATAGAATATTCGGTAGACCGTTAGACAGTAAGCAGAAAAAACCTTTGTTCATACAAGAAATGAGAGACTTACTAGCCTTACTAAATAACACACCGTTACCTTTAGAAATGAGAGACATAGAGCATTGCCTATGTGAGTTTGATAAATATGAGAGGACACGTTTAGGTCAAGGTAGACCACGTTCCAGATATAAACCCCGTGAATATGAGGAGGACATACTATAATGATTATTTATATTCCAACTAGAGGCAGAGCACACGATCAAGTGACCCTGTCATATTTTCCTGAGGATATGCGTAAAGACGTAGTCCTAGTAATTGATGATGATGAGGAGCATTTATATAAAGACAAATACGATTGTAAGTATATGGTTATTCCGTCTAGTATAAAAGGCATATCGGGTAAACGTCAATACATACATGAGAATACTACCGACCCTAAAATAGTTATGTTAGATGATGACTTACGTTTTTATATACGTAAATCTCCTACTGACTGGCATTTAAGATATATAGAACCTGAAGAATATCCTGCGTTATTCGGGTTACTTGATAAATGGTTAGATGATTATGCCCATGTAGGGGTAAGTGCTAGGGAAGGCAATAACCGTGTAGAACACTTATCAGTTGAAAACACTAGGTACATGAGGGTGTTAGGGTATAACCTAGATATGTTTGACGGTATAGAATTAGCGAGGACTAAAGTTATGGAAGATTTTGATATTAACTTACAGCTACTACGTCAAGGTAAAGCTAGTAAGATTAGTTATTATTACGCTCAAGGTCAAAAGTCATCTAATGCAGCTGGTGGTTGTAGTGAGTGGCGTACTGAAGAAATACAATCAGAAGGTGCTGAGTTACTTCATAGTCTGCACCCTGACTTTGTTAAAATAGTAGAGAAAGAAACTAAAACGGCATGGGGTGGCGGTATACGTAAAGACGTAAACGTTCAATGGAAAAGAGCCTACAACAGTGGGATAAATAAACAATCAGGGGAGTTATTTTAATGGATGTAATAAATTGTAGAAATGTAAATGATGGCTTTATAAAAGCTATGGATATGCTATCTTTTGATCAGCAAGATATAAGAGAAAGTAGGGCGGGTAACGTAATAGAACATGACGTACCAGTATCTACAGTATTTCAAAAACCTTACGAAAGAGTATTATTTGAAGAAATACGAGACGCTAATCCTTTCTTTCATTTTATGGAAGGGNTGTGGATGTTAGCTGGGCGTAATGATTTAGAGTTTGTTAAACAATATAATCAGCGTATGTCAGAATATAGTGATGATGGTAAAACACTTCATGGTGCTTACGGCTGGAGATGGATAGATTATTTTCAAAAGTCTCCTGTTAGTAAAATAAACCAACTAGAAATTATAATCAGAAGGTTAAAAGAAGATCCTACTGATAGAAGGTGTGTACTACAGATGTGGGATCCCGTACAAGACCTTGACCGTAAAGGTGTAGATGTACCATGTAATACTACTATCTATTTTAAGGTACGTAACAATGAGTTACTGATGACTGTTTGTAATAGGTCTAACGACGCTATCTGGGGCACATTCGGGGCTAATATAGTACATATGTCTATGCTACAGGAATACGTAGCTAGTGCTTTAGGTATTAGTATAGGGGCTTATACTCAGGTTAGTGATAGTTTTCATGCCTATACTAAAGTGTTTGAAGATATGCATAGTCACTTAGAAGAAGCAGACGCTTTTGATTTTTATTCTATGAAACATTTTGAAAACCCATATGAAAATAGAGGCATTAATTATTACCCTATGGTAAATACTGATAGCATAGAAGACTGGAATAATGAACTACATAAGTTTTTAGAACGTAAACCTTTTGAAGATATGGAGTTTGATGATATTTTCTTTAGCCACGTAGCTGCACCTTTACAAGATGCATGGTTTTTACATAAACAAGGTGAAACTGATGACGCTATGTCTGAAGTTCAAAACTGTATAGCAACAGACTGGGCAACCGCAGGTTTTGATTGGCTTATGAGGAGGGCTAAGTGAGTGATAAGATATACCAATGGTCCTACAGTAGATTAAGTACCTTTGAAAAATGTCCTAAGAAAGCACACTATGCCTATGTTAAGCGTATTAAAGAGCCAGGCAATAAGGCTATGGATAGAGGTAAAGATATACACACTATGTGTGAAGATTATATAAGAGGTAGGTATGATGAAATACCTAAACAGTTAGCAGACTTTGAAGAAGCTTTTGACGTACTAAAAGACCTTCACCTTAAAAGTTATGTAACTTGTGAGGGTGACTGGGCTTTTGATATAGACTGGAAACCCGCACCTTGGTTCGGTGATACTACATGGGGCAGGGCTAAAGTAGATGCCTTTGTACATATAGACGGTACAGATACCGCAAGAGTTATAGACTTTAAGACAGGTAGATACGATGGTAATCAAGAGGTACATAGAGAGCAGTGTGAGTTATATGGTGCGGTAGTATTAGAACGTATGCCTGAGATAAAAACTATTACTACTGAACTCTGGTACTTAGACCATGGCAAAATAGATAGGTATGAATATAGTGCGGACAATATAGTACATAAGCAAAAGAAACTAAATGACCGAGCTATAGCTATGACTACTGCTACTGAGTTTCCAGCTAAACCTAGTACGATGGGTTGTAAGTGGTGTTATTTCGGTAAAGAAAAAATGTGTAATGATAGGTATGAATAATTTAATAACATATACGGAGGTATATAAATGGAAGGAAGTGATTTCGGTTTTATAAAGAAACTGGCAGAAAGTGACGTAACGGCTTTAGTTAGAGCCCAAGAAAGTTACGGTGATAGTTGGCGTAGTAGGGGTGGCGTTGGTGCCTTTATGATGTTAGCCCGTAAATGGGATAGGATAGAAAATCAAGTAGGTAATGATAAATACGACGTATTTAAAACTATAACTGATGACCCTAGTAATGACGGCATACTAGATGATATACGTGACTTACGCAGATATTTATTACTAGTAGAAGCACACGTCAGTAGAAAAATATAGTGATAAGAGGAATAACATTCGGGGCTTTTGATTTATTCCATGCGGGACATGTATTAATGTTAGCTGAGGCTAAAACTGTGTGTGACCACTTAACAGTATGTATTCAAAAAGACCCTAGTATAGACAGACCCACAAAGAATCATCCTATACAGAATATAGTAGAAAGACAAATACAGGTAAAAGCCTGTCGTTATGTTGATGACATATTAGTGTATGAAAGAGAGTCTGAATTACGTAATATACTAAGGGGCGTACAGTGGGACATAAGAATTATAGGTGAAGAATACTTTAAAAAACATTTTACTGGTCGTAAAGAGTTTGGAGTTAAAAAGATACATTGGAATAAAAGAACACATGAGTTCAGCTCAACCGAGTTAAGGAATAGAGTATGTCAAGACAAGTAAGTTTATTTACGCCCGAGGTGGATTGGTCACCTCCTAGCAGTTTACCTGACCTAAGTGGATATAGTGAAGTAGCTGTTGACCTAGAAACATACGACCCTTTGTTGATGTCTCATGGTCCGTCTTGGGCTTTTCCTGATGCTGGTTACATAACAGGCATAGCTATAGCCACCAAAGATTTTAATATGTATTTTCCTATACAGCATGAAGGTGGCGGTAATTTAGATAAGGGTTTAGTTTTAAAATGGATGACTAAGCAAATGAGTTACGAAAATGATAAGATATTTCATAACTCTTTATATGATATGGGTTGGCTTAAACGCTACGGTATAAAAGTAAACGGTACTATACATGACACTATGTTCGCAGCCCCACTAATAGATGAGAATCAGTATAGCTACTCTCTTAATAACTTAGGTGAAAAATATTGTGGTGAAACTAAAGACGAAAGTTTATTAATTGAAGCAGCACAAGCATACGGGTTAAATCCTAAAAGCGAGATGTATAAACTACCCGCTAGGTATGTTGGTCCATACGGTGAGCAAGACGCTGGGCTTACTTTAAAACTGTGGGGAGTATTTAAAGAATTATTAAAGTCAGAAAACGTTATTAAAATATATGACCTTGAAACTTCTTTAATACCTATATTATTAGACATGAGGCACAAGGGCGTACCAGTAGACCTAGACGTGGCTGAAACTGTAAGTAAAAAACTAAAGAAAGAAGAAGACCAAATACTAAATAGTATACATAAAGAGTTTGGTGTTAAACCTGACCTATGGGCAGCACAATCAGTAGCTACCGTATTTGATAGGGCAGGGTTAAGTTACCCACGTACACCTAAAACTAACGCACCTTCTTTTTCAGGTGACTGGCTAGAGGCTCATGATCATAAGTTAGCTAACAATATAGTAAGAGCACGTAAGCTTAATAAAGCTAGGACTACTTTTATAGATAAAATGATATTAGAGCATAACGTAAACGGTAGAATACACGGAGAACTTCATCCTTTACGTAGCGACCGTGGTGGTACAGTAACGGGTAGGTTCAGTAGTAGTAACCCTAACTTACAACAAGTACCAGCCCGTAACGAAGACATAGGACCACTTATACGTAGTATCTTTGTACCAGAAAAAGACCATTACTGGGGTGTTTTGATTACTCTCAACAAGAACCTAGACTAACTGTTCATTATGCTTCGGCTACAGAACAAGAAGGTGCAGAAGAAGCAGTAGATGCTTATCGTAATAAAAACGCAGACTTTCATCAGGTAGTAGCAGACATGGCTAATATAAGCCGTAAAGAAGCTAAGATTATTAACTTGGGTTTAAGCTACGGTATGGGTAAAGACAAGCTGGTTAAACAATTAGATTTATCCATGCAAGAAGCAGAAATATTATTTGACACGTACCATAAACGAGTACCCTTTATTAAGGGGTTACGTGACCAGTGTGCTAGGCTAGGGGCTAACCGTGGATACATTACTACTATAGCTGGTCGTAAATGTAGGTTTAATCTATACGAGCCTAGGAATGAAAGAAAACCAGCATACCCCTATGATAAAGCAGTTACTGAGTATGGCAGTCAAATTAAAAGAGCTTTTACATATAAAGCTATGAATAGACTTATACAAGGCTCAGCAGCAGATATGACTAAACAAGCTATGGTAGAGTTATACAAAGAAGGTATACTCCCACATACTCAAGTACACGATGAGTTAGATATTTCGGTTACTGACCCTGACCAGTGTGAATTAATTATGCAGGTTATGTCAGATTGCACACCTTTATGTGTTCCCAATAAAGTTGATGCTGAGGTAGGTAGAAGTTGGGGAGAAGCAACAGTTCATTATAAGGAGTTTTTTAATGAGTAAACGGATAGAGAAAGAAAAAATGTATTCTGAGATAGTTTCTAATTCAAAGAAAGGTAAAACTCTCGAGCAATTAGGTATTGAGTATGGTGTTACTAAAGCACGTGCGTGGCAGATTGTAAGATTCACTCAAATAGGTCAAGGTGATTACTATACAGGATATAAAATGTTTATGGACAAGAAGTCAGAGATAGACGGCACACCTGACCTTACAACTAAAGAAAGAAGTTTTCAGCTTAGAAGCTGGTTAAACTCTCTTAACGTAAGGCTAATAAAGGGTAAGTATGACGAACAACCGAGTCATTAGCATTAGTTTGAATATGCTAGTATTGACTAGCGACCTATAGTTTAATAAAGGTAGTTAAATTATTAGGAGATAATATGTTAGAATTAAACGGTGACGTGTGGAAACTAGCCGAGGAAGGCGGTTACTACTTAGAAGATATGGATAATATGCGAATGGCTACAGCTTTGATAGGTTTAAAATTAGAAGCAGGTACTAAGTCAGGTGATATGGGTCTTAAGTTTACTAGAGTGTCAAGCTTTAAAGTATTAAAAGAATACTTTTACGGTTTAAAGAAAAGTAAAAAAGACGCATACAAACAATTAGTAGAAGCAGGTATCTACGACCACTATTTAAACAATGCATCCAGCGTATAGCACATATTTTGTATACTTTTTACCTGACCTACCTAGTCAGGTATTAAAGTTTGATATGACTGAAATGCATAAAGTTAAAGGAGGAGGTATTTATATAGGTGACCCTATGAAGATGTCCCCTTCTTTAGCTATACACCAAGCTGAACGTTGGTACAAAGAACATACAGGTAAAACTAAGAAATTTAAAACTGCTAAATGTGGACAGATAGCCTTATACAAAATACTGAGTAAAAAAGCTAAACCCTTAACCGAGAAAGATATGAAAAATTTATACAAAAACCATAAGGTAGATATACCTAAACCCAATAACTATTGTAAAACTGTGCGTGGTCGTGACCCATACGATACTACTCAAATTCTAATAAGAACAGACAAAGTACCCATGAGCCAAAACAATAAAGATAGACTGCTTAATTACAAAGGCAGACCCAGCATTCAGAAAGTTTTAGATAAAGGCATACTTACTTTAAATGATATTAAGTATGATATAAAGCTAGGTTATATTACTAGGGGATCCTAGTTTTAAGCTTACTGTAAGCCCGTATAAGCCCTTGAGTTTAATACTAGGTACTAAGGCTTACCTTTAAAACTCATAGCGTCATAGCCCTTAATTATTTTTTGATTTTCATTTACTTATATACCTATCGTATATATTATATTAACTATATATTTACTTAAGGAGTACTATATGAAAGAAGATATTACAATGATATACGCACCCAACTTTGCCCTTGAACCACACTGGGTTGTAAGCTA